AAGGTGACATAGATTAACCCACGATCTTAAAAAATCATCAGTATAATTTAAATCATATAAACAGAAAACGAATTTCATGTAATAAGATCTTTTAATTTATTTTGAAGGTATCTGACTTTTTCTATAACCTCTTCTCTATTAGCTCGAGGATCATTAGCAAAAACCTCAGTCAATAGCAATCGAGACATTTCATCGATAGTATCGGTAACCCCTTGCCGGTATAAGGAATATCTTTTCTTAGGTTTTTTATCAGCCATTGCAAATATTTACAGCAATGGTTTTAGAAACAACTACGATTTGAACTTAGCAGTTTTGTCAATAGAAAAATTAGCTTTACTGAATTCTAAGCGATCTACAAACTTAATTGCACCTCCAGTGGCATCGATTGCGACATAACCTTCAGGTTCAGTAACAACTAAATCTCCATTACTATCAAACAAGTAATGCTTCATATTCACGCCCTTCATAATATTGTTATATTTTTGGATAAATATATCTTTACCTTGCTTAATTAATACTTGTAGATTTAACAATTTAGTAATATCTTGTTTTGCAGATTCAATTAGACCTAACATTTGCTCTTTTGCTTGGGTAGCTTTAGCTTTACCAGCTTCGCTCTTTAAATTATCAATCTTACGATCTAATCTTCCAGTAACCCATTCAATAAATTGTTGGAAAGACACATCTGTATCTTTTAGAAATTCTCCTTGTCTGATTTCCGTGTTGATATAAGTATTCAATCCTTTGAAGATTTGATCATCTATACTTTCGAAATTTATATCTTCTATAAGTTCGTTACCTTTACTAACAATACCTTTAACATAAGCAGTTTCTTCATCAGTCAAAGTTACATAACCGGCATCATTCTCGAAGTAAGCATCTTTAACATAAACTTTTGGACCTGGATCTAAGCTGGAAACATCTACTCCAAATTTCTTAGTACTAAATCTCAACTTACCCTCGTCGTCTCTTTGAATATCATACTCAGTATGAAAGACGACTCCTATATTAGAGTTTAAAATATCTCTACCTTCATCACTGTTTGTGGGGACAGCATATACAATTGTATTTGGTTTGAAGGTAACATGCTCTTCTCCATCAATATCAACAACTTCTTTTATCTCATTATCAAATAAAAAGTCTCCTTGATAGACACCATTAATGTTGGCGTCTTTAAAATGAACAAATGTCTGAACTAGCTTATCAACCAATCCAGGCGCTGCAGCATGATTGACTTTTATATCTTTTATACTATAATTGAGCTTAGGATCTGCGTTGAATACTGATTTACTACCTACAAAGAATTTACCTTCTGGATCTCTACCAATAACTACAGCCGGGGCTCCATCATATTTGACTGTAGAGTTTATAGGTTTGGGTGTATTACTATCTAATACCTCAGAGAGAGCATTCAAATAATTGATAGCCCTTTGAGCTCCATCTCTCTTATCAGTTAAGACCAACTCTTCTAAATGAGTTAGATGTTTATTAGGACCAGCTTCTTCGTAAAGCTTGAAGTATTGCTCAAAGAGTATCATATATTAATATTTATTTATCGATTCTTAATATTTCGACTTTGATTTTATATTCATCTTTGACCCAGCTATCACAGTAACCTTCTGCTAAGCAATATTTGACTATGTTATCTGGAATTGTTGTGTTTTCTATTTCATCTTCTTCATCATATATAACTATTTTGTATGGGAGTATACGAACTCGGAATCCCATAATCATAACATCATAAAAAAGACTGCTCATCTATAAATAATTATATGCTGAGCTTTAGAGATTTCTACGAAAATATTACAATACCTGTTTACGAGAAAGAAAACTACATCGGTACACTTAAATTTGAACTAATCGATGAAGATATTTTTGAAGAAGCTGAGTACAGAGGCCGTAAAGTCAAACTTAACAAACCCATGAGAGGTGATGTTAAAAAGTTCAAAGTGTATGTAAAAGATCCTAAAACAGGTAATGTTAAGAAAGTTAACTTCGGTGACCCTAACATGAGAATAAAAAAGAACATCCCTGCGAGGAGACGTTCTTTTAGAGCTAGACATCGTTGTGATACTCCAGGACCTAAAACTAAAGCTCGTTATTGGTCCTGTAGGATGTGGTAATTATTTTACGGTAATATTTGGATACCAATCCCCAATTCTGTAATTGTTACTAGTTACACGACCGGAATCTATCATATCATTTATTGTATCTTTATTAAAAAGTACATAACTAGATGATATGTTTGTATCTATAAATAAAAGTTCGTCTACTCCTTTAGATATAATATAAGATTCTGCATTTGATTTAAGTAAACCTTTTTTGATAGAGGCTATATCTTTAAAAATATTTTTTGTTATATATTTAGCGATAGAATCTTTTTTGTAAAATCTACTTAATATGTTTTTGAAGTTATTTAATGTAGTATTATTAGGAGCAGCTTTATATACATTATACATTATGGTCTGTACATCGTTTACATTACCTCTATTATTAGCTGACACTGATATGACTTGATCTCTATTGGCTTCGGGTACTGTAGCTAAAAACTCCTCCATGCCAGCGCCACCAGACCCTCTACCACCTTGAGTACCAAGTCTACCTTGATTTCCTTTTACTTCTAAATTTAAACCATTGTGGGATAAGTCCCCTCTCTGACCAGAAGATATATTTTCAACATCTTTAAAAATTAAAGCTAAAACTATTTCTCCACGACCTACTTTGCTTCCTCCAGCATCTGTAGTTTTGAATAACATTATAGGTTTCATTTCATCTAGTGAGAGAGAAGCTTTCGATAGCACATCAGAAATTTTACCAGCAGGGTATTTAGTGAGAGTAGGTAGCTTTCTTGATTCTAATTTACTTAGAGTTTCTGGCTTTAAGTCTCCCATTAAATCTATTAATGACTCCCAACCTCCTGGTTCAAAAGCGCTTTCTTGAAAATAACCAGCGTTATTAAGAATTTTAGTTATTCTAGGGCTCTCACTCGAAATACTAACAAACTTTTTAATTTTTGTTAATCCTGTATCATCAACAGATCCTATTTGGGTAGGCTCTTGATCTCCATCTTTTACAGAAAAAATATCATAGTCAGAATCCTCAAAAAATTGTCTAAATGTTTTCATATTTTGTCTTTATTAAAGTCGTCAGCGCGTTGTTTAGCTACATCTCCCCAAGTGACGTCTTGACCTTGAAGAGCAAACAGCGCACTTTTTGCAGATGGATCAAGATTAGTATTACCGGGTTTAAGTTGTTTTTTAGTTGGAAAGTGTTTTACGAGAGTTAATTCATCAAGACTAATTAGATATTCTCCTACTGCCTTTTCTATATCTACGTCGTTATACATATCTGACATTTCAGGAATATCGCGGAAGTCGTCATACTCTCCTTCTGCAACTTCTCCACCTTGATCATCTATAACCTTTAAAATATAATTCACTAATGACTGTACTTTTTCATCGGGTACATGACCATATGGTTTTATAATAATGTGACGTTCACTATGTCTTCCTGAGACTGATACAAGAGTATAATGCCATTTTACTTCTTCTTGTTCACTGAAATATTGTTTGAATGTTTTCATCGGTTGCACCATCTTTCTTTCAGCCATGTACTTAAATCTTTCTCGCCTAATATTTCTTTATTAAACATATGATCATAAGAGTTAATAACTATATCATTCAACTTAGATATATAATCACTATCTCTCAAATTTTTAAAAGCTAAATTTTCAACAGAAAATTCTCCTTTTTCAGCTAAGCCTTCTTTGCGCATTCTCATTATACGCAATTTTAATTTCTTAGCACGTTTATTAACTAATTGTAATTCTTTTTCATCTCCAAGTTCGGAAATAATTTCTTGAAGAGATCTAATCTCTTTTTTAAATTCTTCTGCTTTACGCACAACATCTCTATGATCAACTTCAGGTTTATCATAAACAGGTTTCTTAATCCATTTATTATCTTGTAAGCTAAACAAACCAGATGCAGTATGAGGTTCATGAATGTCTTGGAAGTATAATTCTACCTCATGACCATTAAGTTTAATATCATGTTTGAGATTCCAGATAAATCTTTTACCATCTAATGCTCTTTTAACTATAGACTCATCCTCATTTATGTCAGCAAAGTCTAATAAGATGTGTACATCTAAATCAGACTTATCAGAGTAGTTATAATTAGCAAGAGAACCAGTTAACTGGATATCTTCTATCAAATCTTCTTCTATGTGCTCGTCTTCTTTTAAGAAGTCTCCTACAATTTTGAGAATAGCAGATCTAATAGAATCATCAAAAGCTTCGCCGTCCCAAAAACTAGAGTGAAGATTATCATTATAATAATTTCTACTCTCATAAAATTTAGTAAATGCTTTTTTCTTTTCGGACATATTACATTCCTAGTGTTCTAGGATCTGTAGCAATATAAATTTTAGTATGCTCCTGACCCTCTGGTTGTTCTCCTTCTTGTTCAACTTCGTATTTTATATGCTGTAAAACTGCTTTTACATAATCCGATGCTTTGGTAAGCTTAGCTTTTGCCCAATCATCTAACGGATAATTATCGTCAAGCATATCATGTAACGCTTTAGCATTATCAGCAATATTAAATAAATCACTTTTGGCCATCCGCGCATGACCATCTTCATGATTATTATCCTGTTCTCCAGAACAAGTGTCACACGCTTCTAATAATTCGTCTATACGTTTTTCAGTTTTCATACTTAGAATAAAGAATGTGAAGGTTCGCCTTGAATTTGAGTTTCATCTAAAGTGATACCTTCTTGGCCAAGGGACTGTAAATTATAAGCTACCCCATCTCCTTCTTCGTTTTCTTCTATACCAACAACAACAACATCAAAGTCATCACCGATTTGTTCAGCAGTGAAAACATCTCCTAATTTAAACTTAGCAGTACTTAAGTCTACTTCTTCCCTAACACTCTCTTGATTAACAAATCTACTTAAATTATCAATTTCATTATCAACCTCAGAAGCAACATCGGTTTTCATGAACTCTTCTTCTGACATACCTTTATAATTAGCTTCACCAGGTTCAGATACGTTAATATCTTTATAGGTATTTTCTTTAGCGTTATACTGTACGTAGTAAGTTGAATCGTTTTTTGTGGTAAACTCAATAGTAATATCTCC